GATGATGCTAATAGCAAGAAGAAGGTAAATCAAAAGATCCAAGAGTTAGAATTAAGTGTAAAAAATCTAGCATCTGAAGACATTAATAAATTAAAAGAGTTAGTTGAATATATCGAAAGTTTAACTTTAAAGTAAAAATCATTGATAAGGGCAGATATTATATATTTGCCCTTTTTACACAAAGAGGTGAAGGTAATGTCCAAAAAAGAAGATAATCAAGATTGGATTAAATTGTGTGAGTATGTAAAAAAAGAAGTATTACAATACAATGAAGATATGAAAATGCCAAAGTATTTAATCTTAAGATTAAGAGGACTTGTCAAGGGGCAATTTTTAGCAAATAAAAATATAAAACCTAATGCTGAGTATGAATATAAAACAATCTTATATACATTTAAGATATGCAAACCTAAATTTCTTCAATGTGGCATTCAGTATAAAGATGAGAGACATAAAATTAATACACTTATGATGTTTATTGAAAATGAAATTAACGATGTGGTTTTAAGACTAAAAAGAACTGAAAGCAGTGAAGAAAAAGTCTCTAATTTAAAACTCGATAATCAGTATAATAATGGAGCTGAATATAAGAAAAAAGAAATCAAGGTTAATAAAAATCTAGAAAGTTTGTGGTAGGGAGTGAAACTATTGACCAATACACCGAAAGAAGGATCGAAAAAAAGTACAGGAAGTAAAGCTAAAAAAGAATTAACTCCTTTTGAACAAGAACTATTAAAGGCAGGCAAGAAAGTAAAGGAATATAAACTATCATGCGAAGCAAATGTTGTATCTATATTCTGGAAGAATCATGAGTTAATGTTTAGTTATGATAATATTGGTTTGGAGGATTTTTCTGATAATGAATGGAAGGTTTACTGGCAAATCGCCTATGATATTATAACAAAAGAAGATAAAAAATCTCTTGATGAAATAACCGTAGGATTATATTTAGAAAAACACCCGAAATTAAAAGAAAAATATGAAGAGTATGGTGGATATAATACAATAGAGAAAGCCAAAGAGTATGTAAAAGAAGAAAATCTTGATGGCTATATAAAAGAATTGAAAAAGTGGAATGTAGTATTAACCTTGTTAAAGATGAAGTTCCCGGTGTATGATAGATTGAATGAATTTGCAGATATGAGCGCAGATGAAATATATAATGAATGGGAGGCTAAGATAAATCATATATTCATTGATATAGATGGAGAAGTTCATAGCTACGATATAAATGATGGAATGGATGAATTAATAGAAGAATTGGATGAGGGTTTAGCCGTTGGATTGCCATATAATGAAATGCATTTAGTAAACAAAGAAACAGGCGGTCAACTTCTAGGAAATATAACATTAGTTGGTGGACTTTCAAACGTTGGTAAAAGTACATTTGTTAGAACCGCAACAGTACCTAGTATTATAAAAGAAGATGAACGAATGGTAATTATGTTAAATGAAGACGGCAAGAAGAAATGGCAGCGAGAAATGTTAATATGGGTAGCCAATAATATATTTAAAAAAGATCTACAAAAGTATGTTGTTAGAGATGGTAAATACACATCCGAAGTAAAAGAATTATTATATAAATGCGCTAAGTGGCTAAAAGAACAAGCAGATAATCATAAAATAACTCTAATTCCATTTCAAAAATATCAAACTGCAACCGCAATAAAAGTAATAAAAAAATATGCAAGTATGGGTGTTAAGTACTTTATACTAGACACTTTTAAGCAAGATGCTGGTAAAGTATCAGAAAATACATGGTTGCAAATGCAGCAAGCAATGGTAGATATTAACGATGCAATAAAGCCCGAATCTAAAAATGTACATATAGCAATAACCTTTCAGTTAGCTAAAACAAGTGCAAGACAAAGATATTATACTCAAGATAATATCGGAGTTGCTAAAAACATAATTGATCCTGCAAGCACATGTATCATGATAAGAGATTTATTTGACGATGAGCATAAGGGTGGGAAGAATGAACTAAAAGTTTATAGATTAGAAGGCAAAAATGGGAAGTCTAAAATTCCAGTGGAACTAAATAAAGATAAAAGATATCAAATAGTATTTATAATAAAAAATAGGGAAGGTAGCGCAAATGCATATCAAATAGTAGTGGAACATGATATGTCTAGAAACGTTATGAAAGAAGTGGGCATAACACATGTAGCTATGGATTTTTAAAGGAGATTAAGAAATGACAGCATATGAGTTAAAAGAATACATTATTGAAAATGAAAAAATTGAAATAATAATAGATGATTTAGGCTGTCATCACCTAAAAGAGCATACAAAAGAGTATAGATGTGGACTGCCTAATCATAGCAATGCAACATCTGTAAGTATAAAAAAAGATACCTTAAAGACTAAAATATACCAACCAGATAACCAAACCGTTAGAGGTGATATATTTACATTAGTAATGCATATAAAAAACTCATCTCTTCCAGAAGCATTAAAATATTTACATAAATTATTAGGTTTAGAATACAAAACAAATAAGATAAAAGATAAAGAAATTATCAAAAAAGACCCTTTGGAAATATTTAAAAAAGTAAAAAGGCAGCGATACATTGTAAATAATGACGAACTTAACATATATGATAATGAAATTTTAAAAGAATACGCACCACTTCCACATATTGAATGGATAAGGGAAGGTATTATGCCATGGACATGTGAAAGGTTTAATATTGGTTATTGTCATGACAAAAGAAGAATTGTTATTCCTGAAAGATATTGGTGTGGAGACGAAAATGAGTATTTAGGTATAATGGGTAGAACAACAATAAGGGAATATAAGTTATTAGATATACCTAAGTATTACCCCCTTAAAAAGTATTTCAAAGGTATGAATCTGTATGGGCTACAAGAAAATTATGAAAGCATTCAAAATATAGGATGTGTAAATGTGTTTGAAGCTCAAAAATCTGTTTTAAAAAGACATAGTAGATTAGACGAAACCGCTGTGGCGATTGGAAGTCATGATATGACGGATGAACAAGTTAGGATATTAATTGGTTTAGATGTTGACGTAATTATTCAAATGGATAAGGGCGTTGATATAAATCATATAAGGAGTATGTGTGATAAGTTTTATGGAATCAGAAATGTATATTATATTTTTGATAAGTATGATTTACTAAATGAAAAAGATAGTCCAGCAGATGCAAAGAATAAAATTTATAATTATTTATGGAAGCATAAAATAAAATATGATAACATAGAAAGAGAGGAATATTTGAAATGGCTAGGAAAACAAGTCAAGAACTCGAAGAATTAAAGAAAAAATATGACGTTGATACATTATATTCTTGGAGTAAATATAATACATATAAAACCGACCATTATGAATATTATTTAAAATACATAAAGAAAATTCCCGAAGACAGAAAAGATGGTATATACGGAATTAGTGGTGGAATAGCACACGAATGTATAGAGAATTTTTACGGGAATAAAGATTATAATCATAAGGAAATGTTAGATCTTTACGAGAATAAGTTATTTGATTTTGAAATGGCTGGGTTAAAATATGATAGATCGGATGATGAAAAAAATGAAAAAATTGCTAATAAGTATGAAGCTTGTTTACGCCATTTCTTTAGCAATCATCAGAGGATACCATATAAATTACACTTAGAAAAATTTATAATAATAAAGGTTGGGAATTACATATTTCAAGGCTATATAGATGCTATGCATAAGGAAGAACGAATTGTTAATGAAGAATCTAAAAAGGTAGTTATAATTACTGATTGGAAGACTTCAAGCATTTATAAAGGAGATAAAATAAACAAAGAAAAAGGACAATTAGTTTTATATGCCGAAGGTATCAGGCAAGTATTAGGAATTCCATTAGAAAATATAATAATTAGATGGTGTTTCCTAAAATATGTCGATGTAGATTATACACAAGCTAAAGGGGATGTAAAAACAAGAATCATAGAGAGAAATGAAATCGCTGCTAAACTATCTTCTAATACTCAAATGTGGCTTAAGAAATTAAAATATAGTGATGTTGAAATAGAAACTTATTTGGATAGCATGAGAGAGAGTAATTCCATTGACTGTCTGCCACAGGATGTTAGAGATAAATTTAAAATTAAAGATTGTTATGTTGAGATACCTTTGAGCGAAGACGAAATAGATGATCTAAAGAATGATATTATAGCAGCTTTAGATGATATAAAGTCAAAGGAAGAACAGTATAATATTAATAAGGATGAAAATATATTTTGGCAAGATGTAACCAAAGAGGATTCTTATAGATTAAGTAATTTGAGTGGATATAGCAGAACACTGCATAAACCTTACGATGAATACTTAAAAGGATTGGAAATGTTTCGTACAGACAACGAAGACGATAAAGAAAGCGATGATGATTTAAGTTGGTTAAATGAATTATAATATAAATAAATAGAGAAATGGGTGATTGTTTGGATAATTATACAGTATACCATTTACATGACGATACAAGTAATTGTAACGGATATGCAGACTCATGTACATCATATAAAGAATATATAAAACTTGCAAAAAAGTCTGGTATGAAAGCTATTGCATTTTCTAATCATGGTGGTATATACGATTGGATTAAAAAGAAGCAAGATTGCGATAAAGCAGGAATTAAGTATATACATGGGGTAGAGTTGTATCTATGTACAAAACTCGAAAATGATGAACGTGGATATCACATAGGTTTATATGCTCGTAATTGGGATGGTGTTAAAGAGTTAAATCAATTAATGTCTATATCAACATCAAAAGGTAAAAAGGAAGATAAAACAGATAGACATATGTACTACAATCCAAGAATATCTATAGAAGAACTTATGAACACAAGTGCAAATATTATTGTAACTACAGCATGTTTAGCTTCAATACTTTGGAGTACTACTTTAAAAAGCCAAGAGATACTGAAGGATGAATCTTTAGAT